CGCAGATACTTCATAATGACTAAGTGTGGGGACTTAATTATCATAACTACCTCCACACATTGTAAATCTCTTTTACCGATACGGCGAGACCATCAATAAAATTCCGCGTCAATGCGTCCACCACTCTACACATAAGCTTTTACTAGGAGCATTAACCCTACCTGAAATTTTAGAACCAACCAGATATAGGTTCTTGAGGCACGTAAATCACCATACCCCATCCCACTCCGACATCTCTTCATCAATACCTCTAGTAGTATTTTGATACTCCGCGTCATAAATATTACGAGATTGAAGATTGTCCCAATTGGGAAAACCAGACTTAATATCATCTACAGAGATGCCATGCTGTCGCATCTTCTTTATGTCAGTCCGGTCAAAACGATCTAAGGCATCCCCTATTGTCTCTATTCCACGAGGGATTCGTCGCAACAGGGCCTCATAAAGAAATTTCAACGATTTATAGGCATCATAATTTGACCCGTGAGTCCCATAAACATGTCCTAGAACTGATAGTAAAATATCCAACAGGTCCCTAAGTTTCGGCACTCTACCCCAAATCGCCCGAGCAAAGTACTCTCGGGACTCCCTATAAGGCAAAAAAACAGACTGACCTGTTCTTTTATTTCTATTCAAAACAGCATAATGCTTCAGAAAGACTGAGCCTGGCTTTATCAACCACCCGTTCGCATGTGTACTACAGAAAGGAATACCATCCCTTCTGTCTCTAAGAACTACACCAAATTTATCAAACATAAATTTTGCAAATTGCTCACAACCAAAGTACGTATGTGCCAACGAACCTACTTTTCCCTTATTCCAATTGTGGTCGTCTCCGTACACCATTATACGAATCATAACGATAAACTGTTTCTCTAACTCCACTCGGTGCTCTAAAGGAGCCGTCATTATCTGGTATACACAGAACAAACAGAAATACATTAACATTATCCAAGAGTCCATATGAGACGTGTCGAAGCATCCTGAAGGAACGCCTCCCCTCTGAATTACCCATATTTGTCCAAAGAAGTGAGTCAACCGCGCTACAATGTTCTTAATCAGGACTCTAATTATACGTTTCTTCAGCTCAAAGTCAGGAGTTGTTGGGTCCTCATGCACAAGAGTATAACTAAAATACAAGTTTACCATTACTGAATAAGCACTCATATCAAATGCGTCAACATCGGCTTGACAAATCACCGGATCCCAACAAGAGGATATGTCGATTAAGAGGCAACGAGCTGCCGTATCCATGCCCCCCCGACCCCACTTG